GACCGGCGAGCGATCCGAGATCGGGCTGATCGGCAAGGCTGCCGGTGATCCGGCCCCAGCGGCTCCAGAACGACTGATACGGCAGCGCTGCCCAGGCTGTGACGCCGTCACCCAGCTTGAACTTGCCCGTATCGGTTTCGGCGACGAACTCGCGGTCGAGCAGCACCGGGTTGCTTGACGTCCAGTCTGCCGCCTTATGGCCGCCGATCTGGAAACGAACAGATATCGTCATGCTAGCGGGACCTGGAAGTCATAGATACCGTCCGGCGGCACCGCCTCCAACTGTGCGGCCTGTTCTAAGATCGCCTGCACCAGCGGCGCCTTAGTCGGATCGTAGACCACCGCGGCCGCGGCCCGCACAGGCGCGCGATCATCGGCATCCCACCGGTATATCTCCTCGGTCTCGAAGCTGAGGGTCATGTTGCAGATTCCGCCCGGACCGATCTCCTGCTCCGCAACACGGAACAGCTGCCGCACGAAGCCGAGCTGGGGAAACGTGAACGGGACGACAGCGCCGACCGGATATTTCCAGGCGCGGATGTCGAAGGGTGCCATGAACGTCCGATCGTATTGCCGTCGCTGCAGGACCTGTTTCGCGACCCGCTGCGCCTGGCTGGGCGACTCGACGACGGCCAGATCGAGCGACATCGCCCGTTCGATGCCGGTATTGCAAGGGATCGCGACGTCGGGATACGGCAGCAGCTGGTAGAGCGAGCTCGTCGAGGAATCGGGGTATCGCCCGCGGACAACGGTAGGCGTCTGGTCCAGCGATGGATCAGGATTGAAGGTGAACGCGCCGACGACGTCGTCCGCATGCAGTCCGTCGTCCGCTGCCGCAAGCGCCAGATCGTTGTGCATGATGACGAGCGACAGCCGGCCCTGAGTGTCCCGCAGCCGGCCGTTGCAGGCTGCGCAGAGCGCGTCGAGCAGGCTGCGCGGGTCATCGCCCTCGGATAGGACGCCGGCGCCGCGGTATCGTGGCTCGGTGCCGTTGGTGGAGCTGTTCACCAACTCGTCGCACTGATTGGCTGCGATCAGGAAAGACGCGAGGTTGATCCGCTTGGGTGGCAGCCCGCAGCCGGTTGCCAGCTTGCCGTTGATGCGGCCGCCGAGCAGCACGCGAAGGATGAGCAGCGCAACATTCTCGCCGATGTCGGCGCCGTCGTCCGTGATGTAGCGCCACGTCGATTGGTCGTCGGCACGCATCGGACCGCTGCCGCCGGCGGTGCTGTCGCGGCGCACGTCGTATAGCCGGGCACCCTTCCCGATGATGGTGATCCTGCCGGGAATGCTGCTTGAAAACGGGCTTTCCGCCTTCTTGCTCAACCCGGTCGTGCGGAAGACGAAGTGCGCGTAGGCGCAGCCGGTCAGGCGGCGGCTGCCGTTCCACTTCCCGCTCGTCCCGACCGTGATCGTCTGTGCCGATCCCTCGAGCACCGTGTTCGGCACGGAGAAATAGCCGACATACTTGCCCTGCGCACCGCCAGCCCTCGTCCACGCCAGATCGTCGTTCAGCCAGACCTCGTCCATGCTTTCGATCCGGTGGGACGCAAGCGCGACAATCCAGGCGCAGAACTCCTGGTTTGGGCCATACCATTCCTGATATCGGATATCGGTGCCCATCGCGGTCGATCCGAGGACCGTCTTGCGATAGGCGCGCGGGTCAATGCTGGCGGTCAGCCGATCCGTCTGCGACGACGGGATCGCTGGCTTCTTCTGCAGAAGCGTCGCGCCGATCGACAGCGCCCCGGCCGCGAGGAACAGCGTAGTGGCCGACACGCCAACGGCGGCAGCGACCGCGCCGATGCCGCCCGCCAGACTCAACCCTCCCGCGATCGCGAGACCGGCGCCAGCGGTGACGATCGCCAAGCCGGCGACGCCAACGACGATGGCCGCGACCTTCAATGCCTTGGCCATCAGAGCACCTCATACTTCACGCGCCAGGCGCGCGGCTCGACCCATTCGGCGCGGCTGAACAGCAACAGCCCTTCCCGCTCCCCCTCCCGGCCGACGCAGACCACGACCGCGCCGAGGCAAATGCCGAGGAGGCCGGCATGCATGACGATGTCGCCGCGCTGGGCGAGGGCCGGCGGCACGCGCTCGAACTTGCTGTCCAGCGTCCTGACGAGGTCGCCGGCACCGATGGTGTTCAGCGCGCGAACCGATGACGCTGCGGAGCGATACTTGCCGCGGAACTCGGCCATAGGGTCGACGTCGGTCATCGCCTGCACCGCGCCGCCGGTGAAGGTGCAGCAGTCATGCACGCCCCATTCGAAGAGGCGCAGGCGCAGGGGTTCGAGGTAGGCGGCCAGGCGCGCCTCCCAGTCGGGCTTTCGATACATGCTGGTCCGATCAGTCGGGTTGCGCGGCGCCGTTGGCGATGGCGATGGCGAGCTATGCCGACAGGTCGGCGGGGTCGTAGAGCTGCTGGTCGAGATAGGAACGCCCGGAGGCCTGCCCGAAGAAAGCGAGATAGCTTTCGAGCTCGAGGCTGATCGTCTGGCTGTTTTGATCGCCCATGATCTTGGGCACGCTCATGTAGCCGGTATAGAACGGCCACAGCGCCCCGATCTGCGTCAGGTTGTCGGGGTGCAGCATGGCCTTCCAGAGCCGCGCGTCGCGCCCCTGCCAATTCGCCTTGTTGCCGATCTGGTTCATGGTCTCGCCGTCCACGCCGGGTAGACCGGACAGCTTCAGCGTCACCGTGTCGCTGCCGCCCTCCTTCGCCTTGACCGAGCCGACCGAAACGACGCGGGGGTCGACCGCCTGGAAGGTGAAGCCGTCAAGATCCTCGTCGCCCGTGCCCTGGAAGGTGAAGCTGTATGGCGCGTCGGTGACGCGCACCACGTCGCCGAGGATGTCGAGATAGCAGAACGTCACCGGGCGGCGGACGCGCTCGCCGAGCGCCGCCGTGGCGGCGGAGTCGGGTCGGTCGATCATCAGAACGCCTCCTCGCAGTTGAACGCGATCTCGTATTTCTGGCCAGCGCTGACCGTCCAGCCGGCCTCGTCATCGGCGAGCGACATCAGGCCGAACGGGCGCACCATCTCCACCGGCGTGCCGTCCGGGATGCCCGCGATGTAGGGGATGACGGAGATGGCCAGCCTGCCGTCCGCATCGGCCATGCCCGCGGCGACGATCTCGTGCAGGCGACCGTCGACGGACAGCGACCAGCCTTGTCTGGCGTAGCCGCCGCGATAGCAACCGCGAAGGCGAAGCACCGTGCCGATCTGCCCAGCGCCATCGACGACCGGCTGTCCCACGCCCTGCTGCGCACCCTCGCCGGCCCCCAGCTTCAAGGTGCCGGCGCGACCCTGCATCATAGCCAGCGCGGCTCGCCACGGTCGGAACGCTTCTCGACCGATGATGGGCGGGTATTTGACCTGCGCCGTCCATCGCGGCGCCTCGGCGAGGATCGTGACACGGCGCACGCCGGTGAACTCGCTGCGGTTGGCCTGGCTGGGCTGACGCAGCTTCCACGTGACCTCCGCCGGCGCGCGCGGGTAGTGAGGCAATTCGACGAGCATCAGCCGTATCCTCCGGCCAGTTCGGGCCTGTTCAAGCGGTTCATCGTCCGGTTGCTCGCACCTTCCATAATCGGCTCCGCTGCGCCGGCGACCGTCCTGACGGCCGTCTCCTGCACCGTCGCCAGCAGCAGCGGCGACGCCTCGACGCGCGTCTTCACGTCGACGGCGACGCGATCGCGCCGACCCGCCGCCATGCCGGACAGGTTGGGCATCGCGGGGCTGCGGAGGGCGCCCACCGAGGGGCCGCGGAGCGAGCCACCCGAAGCGAACCGCGGAAGCCGGCGCGAGTTAAGGGCCGACATCGTGTCTGCGCCGTAATAGTTCACCGCGCTCTCGTTCATGATGAACTCGCGGTTCGACAGCCGCACAGCGCCGCCGCCAGGCCCGCGCAACAGCGCGAGGATGCTGTCGGACTTCCCCGTCCCCGGTCCGCTGATCAGGCCGCCGAGCGAACCGCCGTCCGCCCGCCCCGGGATGCCCGAAAGCGAGCCTCCTTCCGCGAAACCGAAGAAGCTGCTGCCGATCGCCGAGACGATCGCCTTCTCGATCGCGATCCGGGCGAGATCGGCGATGATCGATGCCGCCATCTTCTTGAAGGCCGACCCGACCGACTCTGTGCCGCTGACGATCCCGACCAGGCCGTCTTCGATGCTGCTGAGGCCGTTCGCGACGACGCCGTCGAGCGCTTCGTGCATGTCGCCGGTGGCGGCGCGTAGCCGCTCCCGATACTGCTCGACCGGCCCGGCGTTCCTCCGCTCGACGCCCTTCTCGTCCGCTGCCTGCAGGTCGCCCAGCATCGCGCGACGCTGGCGCGCAATTTCCTTCTCGGCTTCCGTGGAATCACGCGAGGCGATCACCGCGTCGAGCTTGGCGCGTTCCTCGTCATACTGGATCGCCAAGATGCGACGTTCCAGATCGCGGCGCTGGCTTGCGGAGGTGACGAGGTCTGCCTGCTTTTGCAGCAGATCGACCTGGTTGCCGCGGCTCGCCTGCGCGACTGCCAGCCCCTCATCGGCGATGCGCTGCGTCTCGCGGGCGTCCACCACCTGCGTTTCGAGCTTCGCCCGTTCGTCGTTCAGCCGCTGGAGTTCGAGCTTGCGGGTCTCCGCCGCCTGCCCCTCTCCGAGGCCGCCCTGCTTGGCCTGCTGCGCGATCTCGTTGTTGCGGTTCTGACGCTCCGACTCGATGCGGTCCTTCTCGATCTCCGCGCGCTCGACTGCCGAGTTGGTCAGGTCGGCGCGCGCCGCCGCGATGTCGTTGTTGGCCTGCCGCTCCGCCGCGCTGTAGGCTCGCTCGTCGGCCGCCGCGTCACGGACCTCGGCACGCTGCTTGCGCGCCGCGGCTGCGGCCTCGCGATCCGCCTTCTTCTGCGCGGCGGTGCCGGTCTTGGCATCGCGGTCCCCCTGCGCTCCTACCGATGCGCTACGAAAAGCACCGGCGTCGGTACTCGCCGCCTGCTGCGCCGCCTCCGGCGAAAGGCCCTGCTTCCGGTATTTCTTATATTGGGTCAGTTCGAGCTTCTGCGCTTCGAGCGAGTCCACCTGGCTGCGGATGCCACGTTCGCGCGCGATCACGAGATCGCGCGTGACGCGGGCCAATTCGCCGTCCACGTCACGGCCGCCGGCCCGATCGCTTTCGCGGATCCTGTTTTCGAGCGGAATGTTGGCGGCGCGCTGGGCAGCGAGATAGTTCGCGCGCTGCAGCGCACGGTTTTCCGCCACGATGCGGGCGTCCGCCACGTTCGCGCGCTGATCCGCGTTGGACAGGCCGCCACCAGCCGAGATCATGGCGGAGCCGCCAATGACGGTGTTTCCGGGCCGGCGCGCGTCTATGCGGGCCTGCGCTTGCTTCGCGCGTTGCTCCGCGGCGACCGAGTCGTTCGCGAAGCTCAGGACCTGCTCACGACGGCGCGCCACGGCCAGCTGCCGCAGCTTCTCCGCAGCCTCCCCGACCGCGCCGGCGAAGGCCAGCATCTTGCCGGTCGCGGTGCTCGCGGACCCGCCCGCCTGGGCGATGCCGGACGCGGCCGAGACGCCGGTCGAGGCGAGGGAGACAAGCCCCTGGTTCAAGCGCCGGCTGGCCGCGGCGGTCTCCTGCATCGACGCCGCGGTCGCCTTGTTCCGCTCCTCGGCCGCAGCAGAGGCGTTCCGGAACAGAATGATCGCGCCGACCAGCGCACCGATCGCGAGCACCGCGGCGCCGCCGGCTACCGATCCGCCGATAAGCGTCAGCGCGCCGGCGAGCAGCCGCGAAGCCGCTGCACCTGCGCGCGCGGCGAGCGTCGCCCGCGTGTTCGCAGCCGCCGCGACGTCGGCCGCAATTGTCGATCGCGCCTGTGCGCCAGCCAGTGAGCCCTCAGCAACCGCGAGTTCCGCCGTCACGGCATTCAGCCGCTGCCGAGCGACGGCGAGACGATCGGCAGCGAAATTAGCGGCGTTGTTCGCGCTCGTCTGCGTGGCCAATGCGGCGTTCCGGCCGTTCAAGCCTCCCTGCGTCAGCGAGACCGCTGCGGCCTGCGCCTCCGCTCGCTTCGCCGTCACGAGCGCGCGCTCGGCAGCGATCTGTTCGGCCAGCACCACCTGCTCGGCACGGCGCGCCGCGATCGTGCTCTCGATGCCCGCGACCTCCGTCGCGGCGCTTGCCGCGGCGAAGTTGGCTTTCGCAGCCGCAGCGGTCGCGCCGCCGAGCATCACGACGTTCGAGGCGAACAGTTCAGCCCGGAGAGCCCCGACGGCCGCCGCCGCTGCGGTGATCGGCCCGACCGCAAACTTCGTTGCGAAGCCGGCACCGATGACGGTCAGGGCGGGAACGATCGCGTCGAGGTTGTTCGCCAAGCCGACGATAGCGCCAGAGACGCGCCCGGTGGCGCTCAGGCTGGCATCGGTTTCGCCGATATACTTCCCCAGCGCATTGTTCAGCACGACGAACGACGCGCCGATCGTCAGGTTCGACTTGGCCGCCTGCGTCTCAAGCTGCGCCGACCCGCGCAGGAACCCCTGGAAGAAATCGCGAGACGTCAGCGTCCCGGCGATCACGTCGTTGCGAAGTGCCGAGACCGACCCCTTGTATTTGTCGATCCCGTTGGCGACCGCCTGCAGGATCGGCCGCGCGCCCTCGTTGATCGAGTTGAACTCTTCCGCTCGCACGAACGTCCCGCCGAGCGCCTGCGTCAGCTGCAGAAGCGCGCCGGCGCTGGCCGACGCATCGCCGCCCTGCACTTTCAGCGCGGCGCCGACACCGTTGGTGAACTTCAGGAGATCGGACTGGCTTGCGCCTAGCTCTCGGGATCCCTGGCTCAATCGGCCGTAGAGAGTGCCGACGCTTTCAAGCTGGACGCCGTAACGCTGGGCGATGGCGTATAGGTCGTTCTGCGTCTTGCCGAGGTTGGTGCCTTCGAGGCCGGCAACCTTCAGCTGATTGGTGAACTGCGTATAGCCGTCGGCATAATCCTTGATCTGGTTCACCGACAGCGCAGCGCCGATCGCCGTAGTGGAAGACAGAAGCGCCGATCGCATCGCGTTCGATGACGCGCGCACCTGACCTTCGACCCTGGCAACGGACGTGCCGAGGGTCGCGATCTCCGCCCGTGCGCGCCCGATGGTGCCGGGCAGGCGCTGCAGGCCGCCGCCCAGCTGCTCGAACCTGCGGTCCATCCGATCGAGGCGCTGGCGGGTCTCGCTCTCGAATGCGCCGACTGCCTGATCGCCGCGGGTGAGGTTCCGACGCAGCAGCTCGACGCTGGCGTCGACCTCAAGCAGCAACGACTTGACGTCGGCGGTACCGGCCATGGACAATGGTCCTTCAGATAGGGGAATGTTCGATGGCGAAGATCAAGCTGCTCGCCGGCGATTTCGGCACGGGAGCGGGCACGCTCGGTTCACGCGACATCACGCTGCCGCGGCCCGATCTCGGCATGTTCAAGACGGAGCAGGTCGCATTCCCGATGATCCAGTCGATCGAGATCGCGACCGAGGAGAACGTGAAGCGCGCGGGCGGCACCGTGGGCTGGGGTCTCGCAGGCGCCGCGCTCCTCGGCCCGGTCGGCTTGTTGGCAGGCCTGCTGGCTGGCGGCCGCGGGAAGGATGTAACCTTCGTCGCCCAGCTTAAGGACGGCCGGCGCCTGTTGGCGACGACCGACGCCGGGACCTACAAGAAGTTGGCGGCGAGCACGTTCTAATCGTCGCTTGTGGCCTCGTTGGCGAGCCGCCACGCTTCCCACGCTGACCAGAACTCGTGCGGTGTCGAGCTCCAAAACTGCGCCGGCACCCACTGCAGGATGCCGGACGCGATGCCCGCTAGTCGCCGACGGGGATCTCGGGCGTCTTCGTCTCCGTCGGCTTCGCTTCCCCCGAGGGCAGGCATCCGCCCGTCAGGGCCATGCCCAGCACCATCGCCAGGCGTGGCTGCACTGCCATGCTGCCGACGCTGTAGAGCAGCTCGCCCATGGCTTCGGCGTTGACGCCCTTGGCGGTCGTGGCGATCGCCCGCTCTTCCGCGGTGGAATATTCGTCCACCACCAGGCCGCGACCCCAGGCGCGCACCAGTTCGGTGGTGACGATTGCCTGCGCCTCCTGAGTCAGCAGACCCTGCTCGGCCAACGCCGCCAGTTCGAGGAGCGGCTTGGCCGCCTTCTTCTCCAGCGCGACGATCGCCGTGTAGGACGGGCGGAGGACAAACCTCTGCCCGTCCAGCACGATGTCGACTTCGCCGCGAAGCTCGTTCGCGCCCTCAACCATCAGGCGACGCTGCCATCCGTGACAGGTGCAGGCGCACCGGCGTCGGCGTAGAGCTTCTTCACCGCGATCAGCACCTCCGGCCCCTCGTCGGCGTCAGCGATCGCCTGCGCTAGCTCCGGCGTCGAGGGCGCGTCCTCGGGGAGGTAAGGCCGAACCGCCGAGGCGATACGGCCAGGCGAAGGCCACCCCTCCAGCTGACGAGCCGTCTCGGCGGCGTTGCAGCCCGTCGTCTCGATCAACGCGGCGTCGAGGTCGCTCGGCTTCCGCGTCTTGAACGACTTGCTGCCGATTTTGATGTCCATGATCGACCTCCTGCTTAGCCGAGGATGTCGGTCGTCGGGGCCGCAGCCGCCGAGAACTCGACCTTCGCCTTGACGGCATCGTTCTGCCCGAACTCGGTCGAGCTGATGTTGCCGTAAACGCTGCCGGCGAAGACGACGTCGCTGGTGCCGCCGGTCGCGCCGCCCTTCCGGATCTGGATGTTGAACGGCGCCTGGGGGGACGCATTGCAGAGTGTCTCGAGGCGGGTGTAGCCGCTCGCGTCGGGCAGGTTCGGGATGGTGTCGAGCGACAGCTTCAGCGACTTGAGACCGGGTGCCGACGTGCCGTAGCCGGCGTCATCCTTCGTGGTTGTGTCGATCGACGCAGCATCGCGGCTAATCGAGACGGTCTGCTGCCCCTTCACGAGGGCATAGGTGCCTGCGGTCGAGCTTTCGACCCAGACGAGGTAATCGTTGCCGAGCTTCTTCGCCATGGTGTTTCTCCCGATGGAAAACCCCGCTGGCGACGCGGGGCGGAGGTGGACGTTTCGCCGCGATCAGTCTTGCTTGAACGCGATGATTTCGAAGGTCGTGGTCCCGACGTAGCCGGAGGCGTCTCCAATCAGCTGGGCGTCAGACCCGAGCGAGCGGAAGGCGAGCGCCCATCCGTCACGGTCGATCCGAAGAGCACCGAGCGACGCCTCGACCTCGTCCTGGATGTCACTGCATGGAAGGCGCTCTTCGCCAGCCGTGATAGTGGTGATCGTCAACGTGACCTTGCGGTCGGGATCAGTTGGATCGTCAGTGAACGGCTCGGCGCTGATGTCTCCGATAATGACGACGGGCGGCATCGTATCTTCGGGAACGTCCTGAAAGACCGTTGCAAGCGACACGTCCTGATCCAGACGATCGAAGGCTGCCGCCTCTACGGCTGAGCCTGCCCCGCTCATTCGTCACCGCCGGCGATGCGGCGGATCGCGCGATCCCACACATTGTTCAGCTTCACGTTTACCACCTGACGCAGATTGCCGATGCCGCCCGTCACGAACCGCTTGGCGGCTATCGCGCGCACTCTCAGCTGATACGGCGCCCCGGAATCACGGCGGCCGCGAACGAGAAGCGAGCCAGACACCTTGCGCCGGTGGACGGTGACCGTCTGCGCCCTGCGGCCCAAGTCGAGTATTCGGGCATAGAACAGCTTCTGCCGCCCTGCCTTGGTGCCGAGGAAGCCAGCCTGCAAACGTAAGGTTCGAGGGAACACCTTCCACTTCACGCCGGCGCGCAGCTTGCCGCTGCGGCGCTTCGTCGTACCGGCGATGCGCTGCTCGATGATTGCCGCGGCCGACGGCCCAGTCTTCGTCAGGACGTCGACCATCTCGGCGCGCATCGCGTCGGGTAGGCCTTTAAGGATGCGGCGGAAGCCCTTCGATCCGCGAATGGCGGATGAGGCGCGTGCACGATTCAGAGATCGCGCCCGCGCAGTGCGATTGACCGGCATCAGCTGGGCACTCCACTTTCGCAGGTCATCACCAGTGTGGTGCGATCAGTCGATGGCGGCGCGGTGCGGATATCGAGCGCAATGCCGTTCCACAGCAGCCGGTGCGCGGTCGTCACGCCCGCTCTCCGCCTGATTGTCACGCGATAGAACTGCGTTGTCCTCAGGATGCTTTGGCTCAAAGCTTCCCCGCCTCGCAACGGGATAACCTCAGCGGCAATATCAGCCTCAACATCAAGCCATGCAGCCTGACCTTGCGGCACGCGGCGACCGCCACGCTGATTATCGACTGCGTTCTGTTCTTGTAGCGTCACTCGCTCGCGCAGACGGCTCGAAAGCCCCTTCCCGACCGCCATCAGAGACGCCGCAGCCGGAACCGGTCGCAGATGCGCTTAGCGGCTTTCTCGGCCTTCTCGAACACGTCGCCGCCTTCGCGATCGGCGTCATATGCAGCAATTAGGATCAGCATCGCGCGCTTAAAATCCCGCGGAACGGCGCCGGCGCTGGCGTAGCCCGCGGTCACAGTGACGGTGAAGCGCTGGGCGCTGTCGCGGAACGGCCAGAAGAGGCCTGAGCCTGGAGAAACACGTGCCGGACGGCGTGTGATATCGAGACGCGCGCCAGGTACGGCGATCGGCGTCCCGTCAGCGGCAGAATAGGCGACGCCAGGAAGGGCATCGGCAGCGATCGGCCATGCGCGTAGCTCGACGGGTTTGAACCCGGACACATGCTCGGTGACCTCGCGCTGATCGAGAATATGGCCAGTGAAGCCTTCGACCCACGCCGCGGCATCGGCGATGAAGCCGGCGATCTCGTCGTCGCGGGTATCGTCGTTAGCGGCAAGCTGAAGCTGCCGACGAGCTTCCTCCATCGATACGGGCAGGGGCATGAATTACCTCGCACGAAGGAGGGTGCTGGCGCCGGTCAAGGGGGCCACCCGGCGCCAACTTCGATCAGGCGTTGCCCGAAAGGTTCTTCGCGACCGCTTCCTCGGTGCCGAGGTGCGGATCGTTGAAGTCGATCTGATTGGCGATGGCCGGCTGACCCTTGCGCGGGTTGTTGTCGACGGCCGGATGATCGACATCGATGCGATCGACGATCTCCGGCTCGATGAACGCACCGCTGGCTGCAACGGCCGTCGCCGGGGTCAGGGTATCCTCGGTCATTCCGGCAGTGTCGGACACGCCGGGGACATGCGAGGGGGCGATATCGGTCGTGTCGACCGTCTTCTTGGTGGCAGTCATAGTCGTAGCTCCCAGAGCATGGGGCTGGCGCCGCCAGCCCCGTCAGGATCAGGCAGCGGCGCCGATCTTCAGCGCGCGCATCGCCGACGGGTTCTTCACGCCACCACCAACACGCTTGGTCGTGTAGAAAAGAACGAACGGCTTGGCCGTGTACGGATCGCGCAGCACGCGCACGCCGGTACGATCGATGACCTGATAGGTCTCGACCATGTCGCCGTAGAGCGCAGCGACATTGCCGGCACCGACGCCGGGCATGCCGGGCATGTCGACGACCGGCTCGCCGGCGAGCGTCGGCGGCACGCCGAGCGCAAGGCTGGGCTGCCACAGATAGGCGCCGTCGGTGGTCTTCAGCTTGCGGAAGGCAGCCTGCGAACCACGGTTCATGAAGAACTTGGCGTTGGCGAGGAACTCCTGCGGCAAGTCCGCCTGAAGGTCGAACAGCGCGTCGGCGGTGATGCCCGAAGCGGCACCAGACGCCAGCGCGAGGATCGCGCCATACGGGTGCTTGGCGGCGTTGCTGCCGCCGGTGACATAGGTCAGCACGCCGTCGGGCTTGTTCGATCCGTCACCCGACAGGAAGGCGACGCCCTCCTGCTTGTCGAACTCGACCGACACCTCGTCGGCAAGCCATGCTTCGACATCGATTTCTGCGTCGTCGAGCAGGCCCTGCGATGCGGCCGGGTTGGCGTAGATCTCGCCCATGGTGAAGCCGAGCGAGGTCAGGCCGGGCGTGGTCGTCTGCGGACGGGCCGCGGTCTCGCCAACCCAGCCCGAACCGACGATGCCGTCCGAATAGACCTTCTTGAAGCCCGAGCTGCTGATCGTAACGACCGAGCTGTTCTGGCGCATCGGCGAGATGATCTTCTGCCGCTTGCTGATCGTCCGATCCCATTCGATCGGCGCCAGATAGCCGCCCTCGCCGTCGGTCTTCGTGGCCGCGGCGCGCAGTTCTTCCAACTTCGCGGTCGGCTCGCGGCCCTGAAAATACGCCTGGAACTGGGCGGTGTATTCCGGGTCACGCGGCTTTTCGCTGTCGTGACCGTCACCGAGCGCAGCCGCGAGATTGACGCTCTCGACCGCCGCCTGAAGCTTGTCGAGGTCGGCTTCGATCTTGCCGAGCTTGTCGGTGGTGACGACGTCCGTCTTGCCGGCCTTGATCTCGGCCAACTGATCGGTGTGGGTCGTCTTGAAGGCTTCGAACGCCGTTGCGAGCGCTTCGATGCTGTCGATCTTCTTGGGCTGGGCCTCGGCGCGCACGGCGATGAGGCCCCGGCCCGCTGCGGCAACGCCGCGCAGGTTATGGATGGTCTTCATGTCTGTTCCTTCAGACGGTGAGGGCGTTCAAGAGCGCGGTGAAATCCGGCTCCGGTTCATCGCCAGCGCGAAGCGTGGCAGGGTCGGCAGCGTTTCGCGTGCCCATCGCGCGGTACAGATCGCGACGCGCGGAACGCGGCACGTCATGCTTCGCGAGAAACTTGTCGAGCGAGGCCTTGTCGGTCGGCAGATCGTCTGCGGCTGCATAGACCGGCATCTGCGCCTCGCGATCCATCAGCGAATCTGCGAGGCCGGCGTCAATCGCCTCTTGCCCGCGCAGGAAGACATCCTGCCCGGCGATCAACGCCTCGAACTCGGCGATCGGTCGCCCGGATCGGGCGGCATAGGTCTCGCACATCGCCGTATCGATATGGGCCAGCGTCCCCCACGCGTCGCGCATCTCCGATTTGGTGCCGAAGAACAGGCCGCGGGCTTCGTGGATCATAATTTCGGCATTGGCGGCGATGACGATCTCGTCACCCGCCATGGCAATCACGGACGCCGCCGACGCGGCGATCCCGACGACTTCGACCCGCACAGGCGCATCGTGCCGGCGCAGGAGGTTGTACGCGGCCACGCCCTCGAAATAGTTACCACCGGGGGAGTTGATCTCGACGGTGATCGGCTTGCCTGCGACCGAGCGCAGAGCGCCAGCGATCCGCGCCGTGGTGATGCCGCCGCCGTCGCCATCGTCACCGATATATCCGAAGATCGAGATGGTCGGTCGGTCGGACGCGAGCGCCGTGACTTCGACCTTCTCGAAACCGGCGGCCAGCGCGCGGGTCTCGAACTTCCAGTCGGAGCCGGAGCCGACATTCGCGATCTCGGGTGGACGTTCAGCGGCGATCACCGCGCGAAGGCTATTTCGGTTCATCTTGATCCTCCACGATCCCGGCAGCTGCGGTGCCGGCGCGGGGCAGCTCGGCCGCATCGCCGCCCTTGGGGTTCATATCGAGCGTGTCGCGAGCTTCATCCTGCGTGAAGAACGGCCGGCCACCACCCTGCCCGAGGGCACGCGCGAGGAACTCCGACTGATCTTTCATCGAACCGCGCAGCAGAGCGCGCTCGTTGAACTTCGCATAAAGCACCGTGCCGTCGCGCGATTGCTTCTCCTGCCGGCTGAGCAGCCGCCAGATCGCCTCTTCCCAGATCACGAACCATGGCATGAGGCAGTAAGTGACGAAGAAAAGGCCAAGCTGTTCGATGCCGCTGCCCCAGCTCGTCTCGTCGAACATCAGCAATGGGCGCGGCACGCCGGTGTATCGCGAGCCCTGCTCTGCTTCGTACCTGCGAAGCTCGACGAACTGGTTGTCCTTGGCCGACCCGGAGAACGGCTTCGGCTCCATGCCGCCTTCCAGCAGCATCCATTCGCCTGCTGCGTCCGCCCCTGCGTAATCTTCGGCCAAGCTGGCCTTCAGACGATCGTAGGCTTCCTGGCTAAGCTCTTCCTTGATCTGCAAAGCACCGCCCGCCATCACGCCGCGCCGCAACAGGTTGGCCATCGCCTTCTCTGCAAGGTGGGCAAGGCCGATGGTGTCGGCCGCCACGTCGAGCAGCCCGAGCCCGTTCAAGCCATCGAGCGACACCGGCGCGCGGAAGTGGAAGACGTCAGTCGCCGATAGATATTCGGGCCGTCCGCTTTTCGGCTGATATTTGAAGCGGAGGTTGCCGCCGCTCCATTCCTTGGTGACGGTCTTACGCGGGAACGGGACGATCGCCTGAATTTCGCCGTTGAGGCGAACTACGCGACCATAGACATTGCCATCGAGCAGCGCGGCGAGCTGCATGTAGCTCTTGAACTCGCTCGGCGTCATTGCCCCGTTGCCGAGCGGGTCCAGCTTGAAGACCGAATGGAGCGGGTGATCGGTCGCCTTCTCGGTCTTGCCGTCAGGCGTGCGACGGATAAGCGAGAGGGGCAGCATCCCCATAGAGCCGGAGATCAGCGACGTTCCGCGGAAGAACACCGAGTTGCGCATCGCCAGCCGGTCGCTGATCGTCACGCCTGACAGCCCCTCGCGACCGCCCTTCAGAAAAGCGCCAAGCACTGGATCGTCTTGGTTCTGGATATCGTGAACCGTGTAGGCGTAGACCTGCCGCTGGTCGGTCGCCTGCTGCCGGCGGGACGCCGCGCGCAGCAGCCCTTGGCTCGGTTTGTAGCCGTGGGGGACAAGAGGTGCCATTCGGCCTCCTTAAACCCGCCGAATGCCGCGGGATTCGTAGACCGACTTCTTCTTCGGCTTGTCAGCGGCCGTGGCGGCGCCGACGGCCATCGTCGTCGTCACCATGCCGTCGATCCGCCCGCGCGACCGCTTCTTATTGAACATGCGGTTGCCTTGGCCGTCGGCGTCGATCGCAGCGTTGGCCGCGCAACTGTACGTCACCGGCGAATTGTCGATGATGATCCGTTGTTCGAGGATCGCGTCTTCTGTCTTGGTTATCGAATGCGGCATGCAGAGCTGCCGGTCTTCGAACATGATGCGCATGCCCTGCGCATGCGCGACGATCTTCAAGCCGCGGCCGGTCGGCTTATCCGGGCCGCCGTACAACCAGACCTCAAGCCCGACCTGGGCGCAGGCATCCATGAAGCTCGAAATGAAGGCCGGGTCGACGACCAGTTCAAGGACGTTCTGCTCGGCCTTCAGCTTCGCCACCTGAGCGGCGACGAAGGTGTAATCGATCGTCGATCCCGGCGTCGCGACGAGATAGTCGTCCTCGACCCATTCCGCATAAGGCGCACGGTCGGCCTCGGCCCGCTCCTTCAGCTTTTCGGCCGTCGTCCAATACCAGCTCTTCACAGCCAGCTTGTCGTCGCCCATCGGCTCCCAAGCTGCGGACAGCGCGGTAAGGTCATTCTTCTGCGAAAGGTCGAGTGCCAGTCGGCAGAACCGATGCCGCATCGACGCTTCGTCGACCGGCCCCTGCACCGCCGACCATTTCTCTTCATCGATCCAGAAGTCGGCCGACGCGGTGTCGACACCGAAGTAAAGACGAAGGACGCTCGACTTGGTCGAGGGGCGCAGCAGCGCCGACGCCACCGTCTCGCGGATATTCTCGATCGGGAACGTCTCGCCGAGCGCCGGTAGAGACTTCTGCCAAGCCTTCTCGTTCTCGAACACCGTCTCGCGATCGGCTTTGTCGATGCGCGCGACAAAGGCGAATGCCGTGTCGTCCCGCGCTTCGCCCTTGGCGATCTGCTGATACATCTCCGAATAGGCCGTGCCTACGTGCTGGTTCGTGGCGGGGGTGTTGGTCCCCATCAGCATCAGCGCATGGCCGGCGACCTTGTCGATGCCGCGCTTCCACGTTTGAAGCACGTTCTCATCGGTCAGTTCGTGGATCTCGTCACCGGCGACATAGTTCGGACGCGGGCCGGACAAGCTTTCGCCGCTGGCGATCGGCTGGAAGAACGACCCGCTGTCGGGGTGCTCGATCTTCCACGCGTTTTCGAGCTCGCCGCGGATGACAACTTCGCCGAGGGCTTCGAGGCTCTCGCCTTCGTCGTGATCGGGGATCGTGGCGCGGCACATGGCCGCCGCATCACGAAAGAGGACGTTCGCGGTCTTCTTGTCCTCGCCGATCGCGTAGCATTGGGCGCGCTGAATATCGCACCAGCCCATGATGTAGACGCCGATCGCGCCCATCAGCGGCGATTTCGCCTGCCCCTTCCCCGTCTCAAGCCAGCCCGAGCGGAAGCGCCAACGATCGGTCGCGGTGCGCCAGCCGAACAGCGAGCCCATAACGAAGGTGTGCCATTCGAGCGGGTAGAACGGCTGGCCCGCGGACGGCCCGTCGGTCACCTGAAAGACGGACGGCAGGAACTCCAAGGCGTGCGCCGCCGCGTCCGGTCGCCAATAGATGCCGCGGCGCTCGCCGTCGCGGATATCGCGAAGGTGGCGCTCGGCCGCGTGCTTCACCAGATCGCCAGCCGTGAACAGCTTGCCCTCAATCGCGGCTTTCGCCCAGGCGGTGGTCGGATCGGGGTCCGACAGGAAGCGGTTAGCCACGCTGCCTGATGTACCGAGCTGAGCCGGTGGTCCGTGTGACCTTCTTCACGACCTTGGCGCCGGTGCCGCGATCACGCGGGCTGATGCAAAGCGACTTCTCCAAGGCGCTTGCCTGGCTGTCGGCGTTGCTCATGGTCGTCCACCACGGGTTATAGGTCGGGACGCCCGTTTTCTTCGCCTTGATCACCGGGCCGGATTTCAGGACCTCGCGGGCGCTGATGTCATAGGTGACGTAGGCGACGACGAGTCGCTTGATCGAATGCGAGTTGGCGACCGCCAGCTTCTCGACCGTTCGCAACTCGCTGATGATGCTCTGCCAATAGGTGGCGGCGGCCTCCCGATCGGCAGCACGACCGAAGATCGTGCGCCAGTTCGGCTCGGGCGGGACGCCCTCACCGCCA